CCAACTAAACAACCATGAGATGACCAATCATGTCTAGGTCGTGAGCGCCAAGTCTTACCGTTCTCATCATAATCACGAGAATAGTTGATTAAACAATCTACGCCTTTCTCACACTTAACCTCATCGAACCAACATTTGTCTAGTAGTGAACGCACTGCCTGAATACCATCATCAACCATAAGCATAGGAGCAATCTCTACGTTCCTAATACCTAGGCTATCTAATACCTCTAGCCTTGACTTACCTGAGCCTAATTCTCTCACTCTAACGTCATGTGGCAAAATGTGCTGTTCATAGACATAGCCTTTATCTTGTAATACTTTAGCATAGTGGTCTAGTCCAACACCTGATGCCTCGTAGTAATCAATGATATGAACCTCTGTGCCAATGTACTGAGCAAACCATATAGCAGTTGAATCACCTACACCTAAATCCCATGCTGTAATGACAGGCTTATCTCTACTGTATCTAACCTTACCGATTCTGCCTTCTTCTTCACATCTGCGCATCTCTGTCGTATAGTAAGAGCCTTCACTGAATATTAGGAATCCGCCTTCCCAAATATGTTTATACATATCAGGACGTTTCTTCTTATCTTCTAGTCTTTCTATCTCTAACACTTCAGGAAACCACTTGTTGTCTGACCAATTCATCTCTACTATCTTAGAGCCATCAGGAGGATTGGTTCTGAATCTTTCATGTGTTGCTGAATACTTACTCTCAGGATTCCATGTAACCCATACCTCTGAGCCTTCTTCACGAACAGTTGGGATAAGTTTAGACCATGCCATATCACTTACACCCTCAGCTTCATCTACCCACGCTAATAAGATACGAGCCTTAGATTTGATAGCATCAAGTGAACGTCTTAGTCCTACGAATGTATATGAGATATGACCATCTTTAGACCTGATGTACTTCTCGCCCACTTCATAGTAATCGTTAAGAATAGGAACTGAGCGTATTGCTTGCTTAATCTCTTCTAGTGATGAGTCTTCTAATGAGTTCATAAACTCACGACCACATAGTATCTGACCTGACCTTCCATCTTGACCCCACAGATAACCTTTCACTGCTGTCATTAATGCAAAGGTTCTTGTCTTGGCAGAACCACGTCCACCCCATGAGCCTCTATATCTAGCTTCACCCTCAAAGACAGGTACTAACTTATCAGGGATAGAAACAGATAATACTTCTTCTTCTAATACTTCAACCTCTTCTTCAGTCTTTATCATCTGCGTCTTTATCATCTGCTCTAACACCTACTAATTGAATCTTAGTCGGTTGCTTCATACTTCCATCGCTTGACATTAGGTCTTGCTCTGTCTTTTCTTTATAGCCATGGTTGTACATCATGAACTTTCCGATGTTGGCGTTAATCTCGTTTTTCAAGCCTTTATTCACTAGAGTATGCTCTTGTGTTAGCTGTACTTTGCCTAACGTGGTCGAAAACTCAGGAAACTTCTTGCCCCAATCGAACATTGTTGTCTTAGGTGTGTCTATGTATAAACACAATCCTGCTATTGTAGGAACAGCCTCTTTTAAGCCTTCCCACTTAGTTAAATACTCATCTGCTTTAGCCTGAATCTCTTCATTGTATTTAGTTGGTCTCCCTATTGGAAGGAAGTTATCTGTTTTCTTAGCTGTCATCTCTTTATTCCCATTGATTCATAATACAAGTCTTCAGGTCTAGGTAAGATAATCCCGTACTCAGACATTAGTATGTCTATCTGCTCAAGGTAATCTTTAAACTCTTTGACCTTTAGTTTTGTTGTGCTTCGTAACTCTTTGATAACACTCAACTTTGTTGTAGTTTCAGTATAACCTAAGAACTTGTCTCTTAATATAACATGTGTTTCGTCTTTAGTATAACCCAACTCTCCACCTATTACGCTTATCCACTCCCAATACAATCTGTTCTGCTTTATTGAGCGTGATTCTTTATCATCCTTTATCTCTATGATAGCTTTGTCTGAATCAGGATACTCTTTAAAGTGAGCCTGTATCATTGATTCAAGTATGTGTTGCTTAGGCTTGGTTCTTTCAATAACTCGTTTCACATCAATCCCTTACTAACTAAAATCTCTTGTGTTCGTTTCATACCCATTAGGTGACTCAATAGTAGAAATTCTTGTGAATAATCAGTTTGTACACGCCCATCAAGAACATCATGACAAGAATGACAACAATAAGCACCATGGATATCAAGACACTTAGCGCCCATACCACCACCATTAAGATGAGCCAACACCACTGTTTCATTATTAGGACCACCATAACAACCTTCTAAGCGAATAGTACATGCTTGACCCCTCGCTGATTTAGTTATCTTACTCACAATACGTTTATCTGCCAATCTATCATTGCTTCAATAACATCTGCCACTGAGTACACTACTTTAACCTCTCCACCTGCCTGTTCAATTCGTTCAATCATCTCTTTCTGAACAGGACTTAAATAGCCTTTCTTTGAGCTACCACTTGCAGGTCTTTTAACCTCAAGGAAGAATGCTTGTCCTTCATGAATAATACATAGGTCTGGTATTCCTGCTTTTGCACCTTCCGCCTTTAATTTAGCAGCAACAATCTTATTACGTTGTCCTCCATTTGGCACGCTGAAATATAGTACGCCTCTAAGGTCCAAGTATTGGCAAATAGCTTTTTGTACCAAATGCTCTAAATCACGCATTAATACGCTCCTTGGCTATATCAAAATATTTATCGTCTAGCTCAATACCTATGAATTTTCTGTTTAGGTTTTTACAAGCAACACCTGTAGTTCCACTGCCCATAGTAAAGTCTAAGACTATTTCATTTTCGTTGGTGTGACTCTTAATTAAGTATTCAAGTAATTCAATAGGCTTCTGTGTTGGGTGACTACCTCTAGCACCTTTCGCCCTGTTATTAAACTCTTGAATATTCTCTGGATTTTTCATGTTTGGGTTATACTCTATCTCTGTATTATTTCTCTGTATACCACCTATAACATCTGCCTTTCCTTCTGAATTATATTTGAAACCTGCATTTATTCTACTTTTGCCACTTTCCGCTCTTGGTTGCATTATTGGATAATAGTTCGCCTTCTTACCTGTTTTCGTAAACACACAAACATCTTCAATATGCTTCATTGGTTGATATTTAGCACTTGCAAAATTACTAGCAATTCGTTTTTTATAATACCACTGCCATTTGAAGTTCTGAATGTTTGAGCCAATTAACTCTGTTGTAAATGGCTGTTGTCCAAATAAAACAATAGGGGTATTTTCATCTTTTGCTAACCCTCGTAATCTTTCCCACATATCATATAAATTTATAACACTATCCCACTTACAAGCAGTAGTTCCGTATGGTGGGTCTGTTATAATAGAATCAACCTTTACACCCTCTGCTATCAGCTTATCCATCACTTCAAGGCAATCGCCTTTGTGTAGGTCAATCATTTCTTAGGCTCTCTTAATAGTTGGTCACATAATTGAATCACTGAATCACATACATGGTTCTTAACATCTTTATCTTCAATACGTTTAATCTGCTCAACTAAGTCTTTAATAGCGGTCATTGATTTCTTACATTCTTCTTGTGTGTGCTTAACTATCATTTCTTCCCCGATTGTGATGAAGGCTTAGTATCTTTAGACTTACAGTAAGGACATCTACCACTTTTAGTTCTATGTTCTATTGAGTTACTTCGTGTATATCTTTGTAAGCATTTATTACATGAATAGTCATATAGCATTAGAGGTCTCTTTCCATCTCTAAATTAGTATCGTCATCTGAGTAATAATTAGACAAAGCATAAGTAATCAAATGAATACTTGGTGAGCCATTCTTAATTCGTTTATCTAAGCCTTGTACAGATATACCTAAGATGTCTGCTACCTCTTTATTCTGTAGTCCAAGTCGTTTAAATTCAGCCTTAATGTTATTATATTTTATAATCATAAGTTGTATTATATCATCCATAGTCTAATTAGAACAGTTGAATTAAGTATTTTTTCACTCTAACCTAACAGCGCTATCGCTTGTTGGACACTCTACGTTTGGCTAACGCCAAGCCTCGATGTCAGTAGCTATTATTGCCTTTAGGCTCTCACGCCCTCGCTACGCTCAGTTGCAGAATCAAGATTCTTTTTTAAGAGCAAGAGCAAGAGCATCATATTCGGTTAAGTTATCTAGTTGAGGAAGTTGGGGCGAAGAAATCCCTACTGAAATTCAATTAAGAAAATCAGTAGAGAGATTCACATTCGTATAAAGCACCTAAGCCGTATCATCGTATGGTCACACCTATTACAGTTATGTGACTCAGAGTTCATCGCTACCTTGTACAGGCACTCACCCACTATAACTCTGCGCTAGGCTTAATAAACACTCCAAGGGTTTCCCACAATATAGAGTTCGTAAGGTTATCGTATATAGAGGCGTTTTCCTACCCATGACAATAACCACAGCCTAACATCAATCAATAGCATACACGTTTGGTGAATCTCTTTTTTATTATTCAGGTGTGAGTGAAACCGTTAGGTCAGACATATCACCTGTCGTGTCGGTGACGTTGCCAAATAGGGAATATATGATATAATCTATCCCATGGTGGCGCAATCACCTAATTTTAACCCTCGATTGATTCTAGTCTTTCGGGGGTTTTTTTGTATCTGATGAAAATTATAAACTAAGTTATTTATCTTAGGGAATTAAATTAATTGAAAAAATAGTTGAATTAATGCTTGACTTCTTAAACTATAGTTGTATAATAGACCCAACACCAACAAAAAGAGGTGTTACCTTTAAACTAAAAAACGGAGATACACATGGAAACAATTAACTTAACAACTTTAGAAAAAGATACTTTAACTAATATTATGGCACTTGATGCAGAATATGGTGATGGAACTTACGGAACATGGGAACAAGATTATTTGATGGGAGTTTGTTTTGAAGATTTAGCTGAAACCACAAAATTAGAGACTAACACCATTAAAGGTGTTCTTGGTTCATTAGCAAAAAAAGGCTTAATTAGAATTGAGGAAGACGATGGCTACCTAACTTACTTACCAAATCAAAACCCGTACCCATTAATCAAGTAACCAAACGGGGCGAAAGCCCCACTTAGGAGATTCTTATGAAACATTCAAAAATTGAATATTGGGATGATGAGCGAGATATTGGAAACGGTATTATCGTAACTCTAAATTACGGTTGGTCTTTTGAATATAATTGCCATGAAGGGGTGGTAGGTTTTGATTTGGTCAAGGAAGCTGAATACGCTGTGAGAAACTTAACCTATCCATGCAACTGCGAGTTGTGTAGTGGAAGTTAAACCTATCAAGTCGTTTGAGACAAAACCATGGTTGCTTAATCGTCACTACGCCAAGCGACTACCATCTATTAGTTATGCCTTTGGTCTGTTTGACGATGGTGTTCTTGTGGGTGTCTGTACTTATGGTTCTCCCGCTAGTCCTTCGTTATGCGTTGGCGTTTGTGGTGAGCAATACCGTGACAAGGTGCTAGAGTTAAACCGCCTTGTAATAGACACTGACGAGCCTAACGGGGCATCTATTCTAATTAGTAGGTCATTGAAATTATTACCTAAACCTTCAATCGTTGTTAGTTATGCTGATACCGCCCAAGGTCATGTTGGCTATGTGTATCAAGCTAACAACTTTATGTACACAGGGGCTACAGCAGAACGTACTGACATGGGTGGAGAGGAGGGCAAGCACTCACGTCATGCCAAAGACCCAAGCATTAGAGTATTCCGCTCATCTAAGCACAGGTACATTATATTCACAGGCTCTAAGAGTCAAAAGAGGGTTTTACGAAACGAACTAAATTATGACATTGAGGAATACCCAAAAGGCGAGTCTAAGAAGTATGATGCTAGTGGCTATGTTGAGAGCCAAGGAGTTTTATTTTAAATTAATTGAAAATAAAGCTTTACTTCTGAAACTATGGTGTTATAATATCACCATCAACCACACAAAGAGTTGATACTTTTAAACAAAACGGAGATACAAAATGAACGCAAAACAAGTACACTCACTTCTTAAAAACGATGAAGCATACCAATGGTCAAGAGAGCATAACAGTTATAGCAACATGGTTATGGTTCTTGAAGCGCATGGCTACCCAAGCACTAGAGCGCACGTTACTGCAATGCTTACTGTTTGGAGAGCGTAATGAACACAAAAATCACATTTGGTGAATTTAAACAAAATATAGTAGAAGGTTTGGAAACTCTTGGTAAGCCTTTGTACATTCATAAGCCTTACGAAATTTTAAGTAAAGAAGGCTGTGTAATGACTGCGGGAACATTAGAAGAATTACTTAGGGATTTTATTACTAACTGTGGTACTTACGATAATTGTGTAATTCAAGCACGAAATACTGATTACCATGCTAACAACAACACGAGGGTAGCGTAATGGACACAATGACTACTACAGACTACAAAATCGAAGAGGACTATCAGACACGCTACGAGGCGTGTTATGACACAGCACTTAGCGAGTTCTACAGTTCAATCGAAGAGGACAAACAATCATTCGAGCATTACTTAGATGACACACCTATTTGTGATGTTGATATTAAAAAGATTCTGCTTATAGGTGTTTGCTTTCAGATTATGAAAAAGAAGGCTGACTTTCACTACTCAGACGACTATGACCAAATCGACTACGACTTTCACAAAGAACTGTCAGCAATGTTGCTTGATGAATACGGATGGGAGTTATAGCATGGGATATTTCAGCAACTTAGATATTGATGAGCAAGAACATAACGCTCACATACAAGACCAAGAACCCGACATGAAGGACTACATGAAGACTAAGCAATACGCTCAAGAGATGGACGATGCTTTCGGCAATCCTGTTCAACAGCTTGAAGATATTATTGCAAGTTTAGGTGGTGCGTCATGAATACATCAGATTTATTACAAGTATTCGAAGCTCTATGTTTGTGCGAAGGACTGTTGGCTAATACAACTCCACAAAATAACCTTAGTAAAGCAAGTCGTCTTGACTATATTGATGACCAAGTTGGTGAGGCAAAATCTTCAGTAGAACACGCTATTAGAGAAGGGGGAAGTAATGGAAGCATTTGAATTATTAGTAGGAGCATCTATCCTGTTTCAAGGATGGATTTTATATTTAGTATTAGGAGATAACAATGAGTAACGTATTTAAAGAATTAAGTAAAGTAAATGTTAATGAGCATACAGAAGCTAAAGGTAAGTTCACATACTTATCATGGGCTTGGGCTTGGTCTGAAGTAAAGAAGAAGTTTCCAGAAGCT